CTCCGCAGTTACAGCCTTAACTGCTAGGTTGCCGGGATTTCGATGAAGCGCCCCGGCCGCGCCCGCGCCCTCTCCCTCTCAAACGCCCACGCGTGGCCTGATGCACGGCCCGAGCGATCGCGGATGATTCACGCGACTTGCTCGGCCTCTTCGGCTGTGCGGGGCGCGCCACCTTAGCGGGTGCTGCTGCTGGTGGCGCCGCTGCAGCGGCTGTAGGAGCAGTACGTTTCGACTCGCCCGGAATGAGGTTGGCCCTCATAAACCGTCGGACGGTCTCAATGTTCGTCAAAGCATCCACGGGCCCGTCGGACTTAAACTCGGACTTCTTGCAACAGTAAATGCACCAGAGGTCCTCGTCAGTCACGGCTGGGCTCCAAGCGTGGCACAACGGACAAACAAACATACTACAAGTCCAATGCGGTATCCAATCGAGGGATTTCAGCTGACTCTCAGTAACGGAGTACTTATTAGCCGGATCAACCACGACCGGTGCCGGGATCACGGGGGCATCAGCCCACTCAAAACCCCGGCGGGCAGGCGGCCTGGCCGCTCGCTTGCCCTCCCGCTCGACTTTATGCTCCTTCAGCTCAGACGCCGGCCGATCCGGGACGTGGACCCGAGCTTGCTCAAGACCCACGGTCGGCTTTGCCGGCGGAGCGGCTGTCCTCAACAGAACTGCTACGAACATCCGGATACGCGCTTCATGCATCACTGGTAAGACGAACAGGCGCGTGTTACGGCGCACAACGTCAGGTAATTGTTGCATCAGTGATAATTGCGCACGGATTTGCGGTGCAAGGGCCTCATCAGCGGACGTTTTACGGTCCAAAGACGGAGGCAGCTTGATAACCGCAGCTCGCACAGAGCCGTGACACCACCCCTCGGCAGTGTCCCCGGGACCCCACACCCGGGCGAGGAATTGTGGCAAGGGAGGTTCCATCGCCAGTTGCTTCACATCGCCAGACGCTTCAGCTCCGGCCCACGGTGGATCCAGGACCAGCAAGGTCGGTCGCGTGGCGGCTGAAGGCCCGTTGCCTGCAAGATTCAGGGCATCGGCGACAGGCATGGTCCGCACGATGACACGCGGTTCCATGAGGTTGAAGGCTGCCAGGTTTGCCCTCAACTTCACCGCTATCTCTTTGCTTATCTCGACAGCGATGATCTTGGCCTTAGGGTAGACTCCCGCAATGATCAAAGTGAACGCGCCTTCCATAGCGAAGCAGTCCCAGACCACCGTAGCGGTCTCCGCCGGGACATACTCCCTCAGTATACGCGCAATTTCACCGGCAGCATGCCGATCAGTAGCCATGCCGGGCCGCCCTGTAACTACCGGGTGAGGTAACATGCCCGGGAGCGGGTTCCGGCTGGGGTCTACAGCTAGTGGAGCAACATTATCGCCTAACCGCACTCCAGGAGGGGGTATTTGGTGGGGTGCAACCTCCTGACTGACATCAACGAGTGGCTTAAGCTCGTCGATTGACTTCAATTCACGCAACTCATTGATGTAGCTAACGATACGAGTAACATCAATCCCGAGCTGTCGGGCTGCCTCCTCTAGGAGGGCGTCACGTGAGAGTGGGGCGATCACCGGTGCGGGCTCTGTCTTGCCCTCAGCGACTTCACGTTGGTGGCGAATCCACTCCCGGGCCGTCCACGGCAACAAGTCATCGTTAGCCGTACGGAATTCCGGGGGACACAGGCGCATGATCATCTCGCACCAATCGGCCAGGATAGGGGTGCTTGGGTCCATAACCTGATACCCGCGTGCTTTGTTGTACAGGAACACCCAGCGATCCAATGGTTGACTGGTCGCCGAAAGGTGCAACTTGCACAACTGTCGGGGCAGGTTGGCCAAATTGAATGGAGTGGCCACGGGACTCGGATAGATACGCGCTAGCATCTCACATGGTTCAGTGGAACGCTTGACGACAACTTTAGCCACCAGACCGGTCCGCTTGCACACGTCTTCGACGACTCGCTTCTTGGTGTCGACGTCGACGTAGACCGGTTGATATCCATCATCACCACCCATGACCCCCAGACGTGCATACGCAACATCATCAGGCATACCCTCCTCACGATGGCACACATAGCCAAATGCTGAGTTGATGGAGGTATTGCCGATGGAAGTGTCCGGGGAACCCGACGCCCGCGAGGCTTTGAGCTCATAGCGGATGCCGGTCATCGTACGTCCGGTGCAAGCAATGACCCGGTTATACATATCGATGATCAGGGGATGGTGGGCTGGTGGGAACGCACGCAGGAACAAAGGTAGTTCTAGTTCATCGCGCCACGCGCGGCCGATTGAACCGTCAAACTTGCTGAAGTCCGTCTCCATTACATGGGTGCTGAGCCCGGCGAGCTGAGAAACGCGATAAGCCAACTTGTTCGGATGCATACCGAAAGCGTAGAAAGGCAGCGTCTTGAAGTGCTCCGCCAGGGCGAGCGTATAACAGGACCAAAGCAGCTTGAACTCATCCGGGACTGTGGAAATGCCCCGCGGGGGCTTGTCGGGCGTGGGGTACGTTTCAGCCTTCTGGAAGACCTTGACCTCGACATTACCGCGCCGAAGATCTACCATGCCGCCAGCCAGCCACCCATCTAGCCGCAATTTGGCTTCAAGGTTGACTCGCTTCTGGGCAGGGCGATCCTGGTGCTCAATGACTTGGTCTATCTCCCACGGGTTCAGCATACCGGGTACAGGAAACACCCGACGTATAAAGTCCTGGAAATACTGCGTGAATTTCGGTGGGAATTGTTCAATCCCTTGGTTAACGTCAAGGAGGCGCTCCTTGAGATACCACCAATCGTTGCCGCGAGAGCGCAGAGGTACGTAAGCGCCCGGCAGCACCGGTGGGGAGAGGATTTTCGCGGTGTCTCGCTCCCGCGGGACCAGGTCTGTGAAACCTAGCCGACCGTACGAGTATGCAGAAAACGGTCGGGGCGGGTCCACTCGCGGGTACCCGCCTCCCTCCACGGGAAACGCAGCAAGGATAATAGCAGCAGCCTTGCGCGGATCGGGCCCACAATTGGACCCAAGCAACGTAATGAGGTTGGGCATGTCCATCTTGCCAAGCAAAGCTCGCGACCGGACAACTTGGACCATGTCGGGTTGCATAACAAGGGACTCGTAACTGCCTGGTGCGGCGATGACAAAGGCGCCATCGACGTTGCGCTCGAATACGCACGCCATGCGCTCTTGTTGGTCAATCGTCTTGATCTTGCGCACCATCTGACGCCTCTTCAAGCCAATGAGGCGCGTCTCAACTTGCACATTACGATATGCTTTCGTCGGCATGAGGAGCACCAGGGACCAATGATCATCCACTGGGTGCGTCTCCACGCAATAGTCAATGCTCACTCCGGGATATTCCACGGTGAAACGATCTATACCGTAGTCCCAAAGTTCGTGGTGATACTCTGCACCACCTGCCACGTACATGTGGACCTTATTATCCTCTCCGGTGCTCCAATGCGACTCGAGGTGACGCCCAGCTGGCACTTGTGGTGTGAACGTGTACAGCATGAACGGTCGAGCCAAGTAGAGGTATTCCGTGTAATCGAGGTAATAATCCACATTGATTCCCTTGATGATGTGATAATCCTTGAGCGGCGCGGAGATGGGCGGCCCTTCCAGCAGCGCACGGTCAGCCGCCCAATATGGAATGAGCGACCCAGTGACGCCAGCTCGGGCATCCCGTGAACACAACTGTAGAGCATAAGGCTCCATGCCAAAGCGCCTAGCGTACGCGTTGAGGGTTCGATCGGCCTCAGCGCGCGCGCGGGCGAGCCCTGGGTGCGAATGCGACCCGCTAAAGTCCGTCACCGGCATCACTGGCATCGTGCGCCACCCGTCCTGCAATCTGCGCCCGGCTACAATGTCGAATGAGCGGGCACCGCGTGAATAGAGCGGGAGGGCAGAGGCCAGACCCACCATGCCTGCGTAGATGTAGTGCATCGCCATGCCACGCAATGCGACGTCCCATCCACCAAACTTGGGGTGAGTACCTTGTCCGAACATGTTAGCCCGGCGCAAGGGAGTCCAGTGTCTATAGACAAGCTGTACAACGAGCAAGGGGACCAATCGCTTGGCCCATTCGCGCCAGCCAGCGCGCAGTTCGCCAGTCAAATGCCAATGCGGAGCCCACTGCACTGCAGAAGCGGCCACACGCCACCACATGAGCAACTCAGTATGGTAGGAGGCCACCAACCCCAGTTGTCCAACGAATGTAAGGAACCAGGATAAGGCAGTAACAGGTGACTCGGGAGTTAACACTCCGACTGTTTGGTCAAAGACTTGCTTGTAACTCATGTAGTAATAGGCCCAGATCGGCGCGGTTCGATAACGCGTGGCAGCTAGTGCCAGGGACGCGACAATGAACCAACGCGTGCAAGAGGGCTTGACCATGAGGAACTTGTATTGCTCGGTATCCAGCTGAGCGGGGAATGCCACCTTGGGCTGCTCAGGATAATACCACCAGGGGTACGGGGTGCCAGCGCCTTCATACAGCGCATGCACGGCACCCACGTCCGTGGGGAGCATCAACGGTGCCGAACTCCACGACCCAGCGGTGAATAACTTTACCCACCAGGCAGAGAATCCGATCTGACGTATCTCGGCGGACACCATCGACAAACGGTCAATCAAGCGCACCGACGTCGGGTAGTTAACCCGAAGGGAGGCGACGACCTGTGGCGGGTTCGGGCTTGAACTCACCGCCAGCACACGACCTACGACACTCGAGGAGATATAGTTTCCCATACCTTCGTCACACGAGGAGATCTTAGACGTTTAGCAGCTCCTCTCCCGAAGCTGCTTG